AGCGGAAATCATTCGCAGCATCAAATACGAATTTGTCGCCCACCTTTGCCTTGGAGAAAGCCAGCAGCTCATTGATATTCAGCTTATACTTTCCGGTCTTCGGACCGGTCTGTATGATAAAAAAGCCCTTGTGCTCTGCTTCATTCGCATTCCCGGAAGCGATAGAATGAGCGATGATATTACCACCCGCATCAAAGGAAAAATCTTCTCCTACCAGCAAACCACTAAGTAGTTTCTGCACTTTCTCCCAGGTCACGGTTCCTTGAGCTATATCATCAATATCCTTGCGGATGTACCTCTGCAAAACCTCTGCTTCTTCGTCAAGTTCTCCCGCCTTGTCAGCATACTTTGCACGATCAGCTGTATTAGCCGTATTGGCGCGCATTGCCAGATCCGCAGACTCCGCCTTCTTAGCCTTACCGGCTCTAGCAGCATAATCAGCTTCAGGCACATACTCACCTCCATAGCCAGACGCTCCGGAACTATTGCCAGTTCCGGAATTCCCTTTGGGTTTAACTATGATTTTTGTTTCTATCATACGACTTTATAATATTGTTAGAATATAATTAGAATATCTCTTTAATCGTCATCTGAGCAGTGCCACTGGTTAGATTATAGCTGATACCTTGCACATGAAAGGTCTTGCCGATCGCAGGATGTCGATACAAATCGAATGGAGAAACATTACCGTGCTCATCCATCAGATTCTGTTCCATGATAACTCTTGGCTCATGCCACTCCTGCCAGTAGTCATTGACATAGTGCTGCTCCGGCTTTGCCAATTCGCCATTGCTACTATTGTAAACACCTAGCAAACTCAGTTCTGTGTCAACATTCAGCGGTGCAGAAAGACTAATGCCATTCTTTACACCGAGCGCTTTGCATTCCTCAGATGTCAGAGCTGTAGTGATTTTCATCTCAAGATCATCTTTGACATTCACGAAATCTTCTTTCGTGTCGCTCAGATACACCAGGTCATTCTCTGCACCATCACTGCCAACCTTACCATGATCGCTTACAACCTTCACCTCAAACTCTTCCAGTAGAATACCGCTCACATGTGATAGGATAGGCTTCGTATTGCTCGACCACTTGGTATGTCGGAAGGCGGTAGGATGTCGTCGGATGATTTCTTCCCACACACTGTTGACTGGTCCGAGGATGATAAACTTCACAGCACCATGCACCTTGTCGCTCATGCGGACCGGAATGGCAGTTCCATCTGCATCCACATTATCAGTATAGCTCAGATTATTCTGTATGGAAAACTCTGTACCGATGATTTTGTCCCCAATCTTAGGGTCGAATCCCACCGAGAAACTCTGCTGGTAATATTCATCATCAGATGAGCATTCCTCTCTAGCCTTATACTTCATCCAAACATAATCCGATAGCTGACCATTACCCGTTCCCGCCACCTTATCGTTTCTGAGGAGCTGCCCAGGGCGTTTTTCAACTACACATTTATCACCTATTATCAGCATACACTGAATAACGCCGACCTTCGACAACTTATCGGTGCTGTCCCCGAATGCACTGTACTTAAACTCAAACTCCTGCGGGCCTTCACCGGTAAACGGCATAAATCCGCCATCATTCTTCTTATCCATAGCATCATCTGACACCACCTCGTTTCTCCAGTTCTCCGTTTTCCAATATCTGCGTGTATAATAACGACCATCTCCGTTATTGCGACTTGGCACAGTCTGATGCCAGACGTAGATTTCATCCTGCCCACTGAACGGTAAACTCAACCAGGTTTTATTTCTCAGATCATGATAATTAGCCGTCATCCTCATCAGAGGATTCATCACCATTTTCCCGGAGATTACGATATAATTAGTCGTGTTTTCGTCGCTAGGTGAGAATACACCACCGACTTCATTGCCAACATATTCTGCGCATGGTATCGCTTTCAGGAGATCCGAGTCATTAGGATAGAATTCACTTTCCCCATCCTTACCATTACCGTTTACGCTGATTACCAGATAGTCGGTCATGGATATTTTCGATACGAGCGAATTGTCCTGTCCGCCGTTCGTCTTCTTGACGCTTCCTACAGACATCAGCATTGAGGCACCCGGCACGGTTCCCAGATAATTTACAGCATCCTGCTGATTGACTCCCTGGCATAAATCCTTCACGAGATCCTTTTTCTTGGCGCCATAAAAGCGCCAATCCTGGCACTTTCTTACTTGTACATACCAGTCAACCACCGAACCGCCATCGTAGCCAGTACTGCCATTCGCCACCAGTTCCGCAAATCCATAATAAGCTCTTTTACCCTCTCCATCGGAAGCGTACTCTGTCATATACTTCTGCATGCCGAGGAAAGCATTACGCAACGAATCGCTATCGAGAGGACTCTTGACGATATTCTCCATCTCCTTCACATCAGCCGTCAACTTGAGCTGATTGTACGTCTCTGCAACACTGATCTGCGTATCGCAGTCTGCTACAATAGACGTAGTAATATCTACCGTCCGAGGAACAATCGTTAAATCACCGCTCCCATTGAGGTTATGCCAGGAGTGAGATTTTCCACTCCTGATTGTCTCCCAGGAGAACAGATAGAGATTCATGCCAGCCTGCCTTATATGAAGATTGAGATATCTCAGAATTTCAGTCAACACATCCTCCTGAGTCCAGACATCATCCTCCTCATCACCCAGAAAGAGAAGTTCCGAGATACTGATATCCTGTAGTACGGAATACTGCTTATCCTTTTCCGCAGCCACATATTTGCTGCCATCATAGTATAATGGCTTATCATGACCGCCGAGAATATCAATACCATCCATCACACCATTCAGTATATCCATCACGATATCATGGAAGGTACGCTGTTGCGCCTCCGCCTTCACCTTATTATATAGTACTAAAGCCGAACCAACATTCTTGTATTTTGAATACTGAAGGGCTGAGAGCGCATCCACGCAGGTCAGTTCTACCTCGTCCTCGCCCTCATTGTACCCCTGCGAGAAAGTCTGAGGCTCGATATATCCGGCAAAGAGACATTCTGTTCCCCGGTAGATATTTACCACAGCATCCCTACAGGACCCCGAGAAGAATTCCTTCACATAGTTCTCGCAGAGCAAGCGGACAGAAGCCTGCGAGCAGAGAATATGATCGAACGTATCATTCACCTGCGAGGTGATTTCCACCGGGTCATCAGAGAAGGTAATTCCGCTACCATCGCCACCTATCTCCACTTCCTCGGATCGATCACCTCGAACCAGGATATAAACGGAGATTTTCTCTTCTTTCCTGTTATAATAATAACCGTGTATATACATAGCCTACTAATGCTTTTATAATAATGTTATAATACTATTATCTGATACGGATATTACTCCGCTTGCGATTGCTTCTTGTCTCATTCGCTACAGAGCCAACAATATCTCTTCCCCGCAGGCGCAGGTTGATATCTATTGGTGCCTGGTCGTTCTCGATAAGGATGCCCTGCAAACGACTTGTAGAAGCCTTTACTCCAGGAGCAAAGCTATCAGAGATTCCGGTACCAACCTGCGCAGCTGCTCCGTAGAGGGATGCACCATTGGCGATTGCGAAAAGCCTAGCCTGCTGCGCTGCATTCAGAATCATCTCTCCCGAATTGACACGCACCAGGACGTTATCGCCGCTTTTCTGGCTACCACCCACAATACCACCTGTAGCAAACTTGCTTATCATACCGATAATGCTAGTCAGCTGTGCTGCACCTGTAATACCGAAGGCAAGCCAGTCTATCCAGGTTTTGGTAGAGGTCATCGCTTGTGCGAAGGAAAGAACAATCTGACCTACAGCGGCCATCATCATACCAGCCTTGGCTGCCGCACTGTCGGAACCAAGCTGCTGCATGGCGCTTCCAAGCGCTGCACAGCTCTCTCCGGCTACTGCAAGTCCTTTGGCTGTAGAATTAGAGATTCCATTAATGGTATGCAGCTGCTGCTGGACGTTCTGAAAACTCGAGAGATCGATATTACCGAGAGATTGCAGTTTCTCCAGATCTTCTAGTCCTTCAACTTTGATCTCTATTGGTTTTAGCTTGAGATGGTCAATTTGCCCATCTATATCCGATAATATATCTTCAGCCTTTTTCTTAACCTCGATATCAGGAACACTTTCGATACCTAGCCTTACCTTCAGCATTCCTAACTCCCTTTGCTTTCCTTCCATGATCTTCTGAAGACTCTTGGCGGCAGCTTCATCAGCCGAAGCATTGATTTTCTTCTGCAATTCCCTAATTTCCTCCTCATAGAAATCAATACTACCCTCTAGAGCCTTCTCCTTCACTTCCGGCTTCGTTGTAGTTGTCGCACCGCCTTTTGATGTGTTGCCGGAAGATGGTGGTGGAGGAGTTGGACTATACCCGGCAGTATGCTTGAAGTTTATTTTCTGTCCATTCTTGACGATGGACTCCATTTGCTTTTTCACATTCTGCAGCTGGCGGTAAAGCGAAGTCATCTTCCTGTTAACCTTATCAAGCTGACTGGTACCCTCAATCTCGACTTCTTGCATAATAGGGATAATCTTACCGTCACCAGCATCTATCTGACCTACAGCCTTGGGTTCAGTTTTATTTTTCCCACTATATTTCCTCAGCTTCCCGTTTTCATCATATTTAATGTCGTGCTGCTGCTTAATCAGGTTTGCTGCCTGGTTGGCAAGTTCTCTCAGCCTAATTTCATTAATCATCTGATTACAGTATGCCTCAGAATTAGCCGTAAGCGCCTGATACCATTGTGATACGGTCGAATAATAGCCTATGGCCTCCCCATACTTGCTATTCATCTGCTGCACCAGAGTCTTCTCCTGCTCCTTGCTACCCTTGAAATCTTTGAGCTTGGCGATATTCAACGACATCTCACTACGTACGGATGAAATCTGCTGAGCCGTTTGCTCGTGTGCCTGTTTCGCCTTCTCTTCCGCCCGCGATAGACTATCCACACTATTTGCAGCTTTATCACTACTAGCAGACAAAAGATTGATTACCTCTGTAAGGGCAAAAATGGCTATTCCGGCACCTACTGTAATATACAGACTTCTAACTGCTAGCCTTAAAGTTTCCGCGCTTACAGCAGCACCGGTAAAAGCCGCTGAAATCACTTTGCTGATAGGACCAAACATGGCTACAGCCGCAGATGTAGCCTTAGATGCAATCCCCAGACCAGTAATAGTCCTAGATAAAGTTCCAACTGCATTGGTGGTAATAATTAGTTGGGATGCAAAATTTATGTATGGTAGGGCATTACCAATACTTCCCTGTATTACATCTGTGAATTCACCAAGCTTGTTGTTCAGAAGTTGAATCTTAGCGCTTCCTGTACTACCCATGATATCAAAGGACTCGCTAACCGCTCCTGCGCTATTTTGCATTTCTGTAGCATTACTCCGGAATTTATCTGCCAGATTACCGACTAATGGGGTGATAGCGCGAAGACTCTCCGCACTACCGAAAAGCCTACCGTATATTTCCTGTTCCAGCATACCACTCGATAAAGAGAAGCGCTTTACATCTGCACTGAGAGACTCAAGGAATTGCTGCATACCTCCAGCCGCCTTAATAGCAGCAGCATCAAACTGAATACCCATCTGTTGAGCCATTTCAGTAGCTTCACTCGAAGGCTTAATGAGAGCCGTGAAAATAGCAGCAAGCTGCGTGCTCACCTCTGCGGTATTTCCACTCACACCGGTAAGAGTAGCAAACGAAGCCATCAGCTCGTCTATAGACACACCTAATGTAGATGCTTGAGCCGTGACGCGCGGTAAGGCTTGCGCCATCTGTTCGAACGAAGTAACACCGTTCTTAGCGGTTAACTGTATCTTATCCTGTATTTCTCCGGCATTACTCCACTCTAACCCGTAATTCTTTATAATGGTAGAAGTTACCTTTACTACCTCTCCTAGATTGGCAATACCTCCCACGGAGGCTTCTGCCGAAGAACGGAGATAATCAATCCAGTTGTCTTCCGGAACTCCATTCGAGACAACCTGATAAAGACCGCCTGCGAGTTCATCACGTGCAATTGGTATTTCCTTGGCAAGTTCTGCTACTTGTTGCTTCATTGCCACAAATTCCTTCCCACTCTTACCAGCCATGGTATTAGCCGCAGCCATGGCCGCTCCAAAAGTCCGGCTTTCCGCTGTAACCTGATTAAGCGCACCCACCATCTGCTGAAAGGCATTGGTAACATTTTCCCACGCCTCCGTAATCTGATTGGTATTAATAAGTTTACCCCTCAAATCTTCTGTGGCCTCATTAACACTATTCACTACGTGTCTCAGATTATCTACAGCAGTTGTGGCAACAACCACTCTATCTTTGCCATCTATGTTGAGCTGAATGTTAAATCTTACTACATTAGCCATTTTTACGATGTTTTATTTGGATTATTGCGTTATTTTTATTATATTTGCAGCGTGTTTAAGATAAAATGATATGAAGAAATATGAAGTAAAGCCAGATACTACAAGAACCACCATTGGTTGTATATCCGCACTGAGTTTTCTGCTCGGTATGTATTTTTGCGATCTAGCCATGACACATGGCTCACCTTCATGGACGGCAGATGCTATGTTCTGGTGTCTCATTGTCTTTTTCGTATCTTTTCTACTTTGGAGATTGATGCGCATACAAGACGACAATATCTAGACTAACGCAATCCAGCCCTCTTCACCGCCTTCTTATATCTTTCCATGATTTCCTCACGACTGAGTTCCTCTTTCTCTTCCGGAGTCTCAGCTTGCACTTCCTTATCCCAGGCAAACTGCATAATATCTCTAGCCTTGAGCTTATCCTTCGAGTAGGGTTGCAGGATGCACAGGCATTGCATTCTTACCCGTTCCCACTTGCCACGTTCCGCAGCATCTACAGCATCATGCCAAGCTTCATACGCTGCATAGTATTCAGATGGGGTGCATCGGCAAAAGTCATCCATACTCATCCCCATACACCCCATAGCTATACCCAGAAGATGTTCCACATCCACCGGATCATCATTGCCCGATTCGGAATTTACTATTCCTCCTCGCTTTTTTTTTCATTCGCTTCAGCTATTGCGGAATTCCACTTAGCCATATCTGCCGGAGACACTAAGTCGCAGAACATCGTGAAGTCAATGGAGAATTCAACGTTATCAGCACGACAGGCGCTCGACACGCAGCACCACATAAGCGTTAACAGTTCTTCCATATCCTCCCAGTTCATCTGACTGACATCCTTACCGACAGTGCGTTTGAACTGGAGCATCGCTCCCATAGTGAGGCGACAAGGAAACTCCTTGCCACCAACCTTAATCATGATCTTATTCATCCGTTTCTGATTCTAAAGACGTTTCACTTACGGCCGAAACTGGGGATTCGTCATTCCCGGCATCATCGGTATTCAGTCATGCGGTTGCTGTCCCCTGCAAGCCTGTGCCGATTTTTTCAACCTTACCACAATTCTCAAGCTGTACACTGTACTTCGCATCCTCACCAGCCTGCGCATCGAGATCGAGCGAAGTAATGATGTATTTACCCTTATACTGTCCGGCAGTCTTGCCTTCACGGCCATCACCCTCTCGAACAGAATAGGTTCCCTCGACAGGAGTTCCTGCCAGCTGGAGATCCTTCAGCTGATCATAGGTAGGCATTTCTGCATTGCTACCCGTCAGCACGACACCGTCAGCGCTGATACTCTCGGAGAAGCTCTTTACATACTTCTCCTTCCACTTGCCTGCGGAAGCTTCCTTTGTTACACGCTCGCCAGTCTCTGTGCTGGTTGTAATCTTGCACCCGGTACTGTAACCCAATGCCTTACCCCCTACTGAAAGAATAAGATCTGTTCCGTCTAATACGTTACCCATATTTTTTTCTGATTAAATACATTAAAAACAAGCAGGTCATAATACCTGCGATAATAAAAAACAAATCCAGGCAAACGCCGTTAGGAGGCTTTTTCTGCTCCGTTCTATTATTATTGCTGTACGACATTTCCATCTGCCTGCTAAGCAGACTTACCTGGTTTCGTAATGAGTCTCGCTCACTCTCATACCGAAGGCACAGCTGCTGCAAGCTGTCACACGATGCCTCTACGATGATCGTTGGCATTTCGCCACCGTCATTCGGCTGTACGTACGCCTTCACGTTAGCACGACCATGCTTACCATTATAGCTTGCACCCTGCGGCAGAGAGAGGAGATTATTCATCGGTATGCTCAACCGGACCGTGTCGCTCGCTATCGGTTGGGTCCACATCACCATTGCTTTCATCTGGCTTACCGCCTGACTCAGACTTTGGCTTGTACTGTCGGCGCTTTGTGCGCTTTGCACCAGGTTCTGTTCCTTCCTGGTCGTCTTCGTCGTGGCGCAGCTCACCACTGACAGGGCAGCTAGCGCGATGAGGACAAAGCTGAATAGCCTCAATAGCCCGCGTGAGCCTATTAAGTGCATAGCGGGTGCGGGCGTTCTCCTTGTTGAGTTCCTCGATAGCCTTTGCATTATCTTCTGCTGCATCATTCAGTTCTTTTTGTTTTGCCAGGAGTTCCTTGCTCACGTCGCCATACATCTCCTTGAAGGTGTCATGTATGCGTTTCGCCTGCTCTGCCTCCTTCACCTTTCGATTGGCTATCCAGGCGATGGCAGTACCAATGCCGCCCGGTAGGATAGCCCACTGCAGTATGTTTAGTATGATGTCTGTCATCGCCTTTCAAACCTTTCTTAACCTAATAAATTATCAACTATTACTGAAAAAATCTACACTTGCCTGATACCTAAAGAGCGAAGCCATTCCTGGACGTCAAAAGACGGGCAGGCTTTCTTCGGATTCAGCTCGTTATGTCCAACAATACGGATCTGAGGGAAGCGGTCATGGAAGTTTCTCACATAATCAGCAAGAGCCTTCTTCTGCTCCAGAGTGCGGGTGTCGAGCGGCTTGCCGTTGTACTTGCTCACACCTCCTGCATAGACAACATGCCGGCTCACGGCATTATAGCCAGCAGCACCATTGGTAATTTCCCATGGGTCCACCTCCGCATCCTCGTTGTTATCTACCAGGCGCTCTATACTACCATCCAGATGCACGAGGTCTGTATAGCCCACCTGCTTCCATCCTCTGCCGCCCTTGGCTGGAGGGTCGCAGTGCCAGTGCCGGATGTCGGCGGCTGTCACCTCCCGACCTTCCGGCGTGGCAGTGCAGTGGATTACCAGATATTTCATTTTCGCCATACGGTTAACCAGCGTTATAACCTGAACGGATTACGCCACCAGCGTCTTCCTTCTTAGGCAAACAGATGAAATAATGACGGTACGAGATGAGGTTACGCTGCTGCTGCGGATCGTTTTCAGCAGCGCTGTAATACATCTTGGTGCTACCAGTAGCCTTGAACACACGAGGCACGTAGAATGCGAATGAGCATTGGAACTCGCCAGCCTTAGGCGCTGCACCCAGCGCATTCTTCTTGCCTGTGGTGCTATAGGTAGGGTTGGCGCCGAACTCGTAGATATCGAAACCGTACAGCTTACCGACCTTGCCGTCATTGCGGTCAACGTTGTACTGCTCCTTGAAAGTCTGCTCCGTCTCGAGCAGGTCGTTCACGTGATCAGTACAGAGCACAAGTCGGCGGTTGGTTGGAGGAACACCCAGTTCATCAAGCTTTCGCTTCAGGTTCACCAGATCGTTCATACAGAGCTTAACTCGCTTGGTCGCAGGATCCACGGCGCCAGACGTTACCAATACAGGAGTCTTGGCGGTGTTCTCATTGGCACAGAGCGCATGGGCAGCCTTGGCATACTTGGTGTCATTGAGTGCGTTGGCGCAGCTCTCCTTGACACGAGCCATCTTGTCGTAACTCAGGGCATACAATTCGTCATCGGTGACTGGAACAACCTTTGTCTGGAATTTATCGAGGGAGAAGGTCTTGTCTCCATCTTCGAGTTCCTGGATTTCGATAGGATATGTCTTGTTATTAACCAGTACCTGTGGATCTGCACCGACATCCACCATGTGGATTACATCATTATCCACGATAGAACTCTGATCCGGCACTCCTACAAGCCAGGAAGCATCCAGATGGGCGCGAAGAGCCTTGATAAGCTCGCCTGTCCATACCTCTTTAAGAACACCTGCGTAAGCAGAATCCTTTGGCATAAACGTTCCTGCTGCGATAGCGACAAGGGAAGCAACAGCTGCACCCCAGAATGGATTATATCCCAACAAGAGTGCAATGAGAGCACCCATAATGGCATTGAATAACAACGCAGTAAATACTTTAATCAACTTTCTCATATTATAGAATTTTTATGTTACCTTGAAATTAAGCTGGTTCGAATCCATACTCAGCCTTGTAGAGGCGAGCGAACTCGTCAGGATGATTGTCGTGCAGATCCATCATTTTACCGGATGGAACGGCACTCAGCTTCTCGTACTTGGAGAAGTCTGTTTCCTCCGCCACGATCTGACCAGTACTGGTACGATGCAACTGTACGGAGAGCTTACCCTGTGGCTGCATGGCCGACAAGGTCAACTTCAATGTGTCAATACCTACCTTTTTGCCAAGCTCGACAAAATGGTTCTTCATACCGGCATCGATACGCTTCTCGCTTACGGCCTGATCCACGGCGGCAGTAATACCAGCGAGGGCGAGCGTCTCCTGCGCTGCCTTCAGCTCATCAACCTGCTTCTGAAGAGCATCTGCACCATCAGCCTTTAACTTCAACTCGCTAACCTTCTGTAAGACGGTAGCTTCGTCAACTGTTTCACTAAGCCCCAGCTGAAGGGCTAAAGTTTTTACTTCCATTTCTAATTCTTTTTTAAGAGGATTAATATTACTATTTAACAAAGGCAGGAAAGCACTTTCACTCCCTTCATCTTTCATCAACGGCAACTGTTCTCCGTCCGGAGAGTATAACACGATGGCGTTATCATTTCCACCGATATCAACGGCACTCACCTCGAAGAGGCGGCTCTTGGTGATTGTTTGCGCAGTCTGTCCTTCCAGCACAAGACTCTTGTCATCGGAAGTCTCCAAAATCTGCAAGTTGGCGCTTACCATGCGCATCGAGCCAAACTCATACTGCTTCTTCAGGCGCTGGCTCAACTCGGTGGCTCCGTCAAACTCGATTTCTCCGGTCAGCTCTCCGTTTTCCACCTTCAGGTTTTCCACCTTTCCGACTACGCCTTGACTGCGGTCATGCATATACAGCAATACAGGATTGCGCTCGTATTGTGTCAGGTCAATACCTGATGTAATGATGCGCGTACCATAACAGTTCACGCTCTCATCGCTTATTCTAACTTTCTTTCCCATTGCGATTCGTTTTTGAATTTCGACTGCAATATTACGAACTTTCCCCGAACCCTCCAAAAAACGCTGCAATCGCTTCATAAAGGTGTGCAATCATTTCATACTTTTTTGGCTGACTCCCTAAAAAATGCCAATTTTGCAGTGGGTTTCAATATAGCCCGCCATTTTATTCACATTAAAACACTGTTATAACATGACAAAAGCAGAATTAGAAAAGAAGAAAAAGCTCGCCAGAACATTATATATGGCAGGCAAGGATCAGAACGAGATAGCAGACCAGATAGACATCTCCCGTCAGACTCTCTCTAAATGGGCCAACCAGGAAGGATGGAAGGAGCAGCGGGCTGCTACAAGTGTGACTCGCCCGGAGCTGGTAAACAAGCTGCTCCATAGCATCGATACCCTCATTACCGATGTCAATGCTTCCGGTGATGCTGCGAAGATTGCCGGACTGGGTGACAAGCTTGCTAAAATGTCAGCCGTTATAGAGAAGCTTGACAAGAAGGCTAACGTAGTAGATGCCATCGAGGTATTTATGGCATTCAGTAAATGGATGCAGTTCCGGGCACAGAATGATCCGAATATCACACCGGAACTCCTCAAGACATTTAATTATTACCAGGATCTCTTCATCTCCGACAAGATGCAGAACGGTTTTTCCTGCGATCTCTAATACATATACATAATGGCAACACTAGCAGAAAAGAAAAAGGCCATAGAGGAATGGAAGGAGCACTGCAAGCAGATTGCGGCGCTCACAGATACATCGCTCATGGCTCCAGAAGGCAAGAGTGAGAAGGAAGCTCGCATCCACAGGCTACAGCAGAACTATGCTGCTTTCTGCGAGTATTACTTTCCTCACTTCCTGCAACTCAAGGACAAGACTACCGGAAAGGTGATCCGTACCATCCACAATGCGCCATTCCACAACCAGGCGGCAAGCAAGGTCAAGCGCACCGCTAACCTGAAGGCTGTATTCATGTGGCCGCGCGGTCATGCCAAGAGTACCCACATGGATGTATTCACCCCCTTGTGGCTCATGTTCCAGCCGCTACGCCTGATAAACTTCATGGTGGTAGTCGGCAAGAGTGAGGATGCCGCCTGCCGCCTCCTGGGTGATATCCAGGCAGAACTGGAGTACAACGATCGCCTCAAGCGTGACTTCGGAGAACAGAAGCCTGCCGGAGGAGACTGGACCGACGGAGAATTCAAGGCGAACTGCGGTGTTAAGTTCCTGGCATGCGGTCGCGGTCAGAGTCCCCGAGGTCTCCGTGATAGGGAAGCCCGCCCTGACTACATCGTCATCGATGACCTTGATGACGACGAACTCTGCAAGAACGAGAAGCGAGTACGTGAGCTTACCTCCTGGGTGAAGTCTGCCCTCTTCGGTTCTCTCGATGTAGGCCGTGGCCGTTTCATCATGGTCGGCAACCTGATCTCCAAAAACTCCGTACTCTATAACATCGCCAATACCAAAGGTGTTTTCTTGAGTAAGGTGTATGCCGTAGATAAGAATGGTGATCCGGTATGGAAGGAGAAATGGACCCGGGAGGAGGTGGATGCTTACCGGGAATTCGTCGGTTACAGAGATTGGAATAAGGAGATGATGCACAACCCCATCATCGACGGTTCTATCTTCCGTCACGAATGGATCAAGTACAAGCGTATGCCTAAACTCACCAGGTATGATGCCCTGGTCTGCTATACAGATCCATCCTGGAAATCCACGACAGCCAACGACTACAAGGCGTGCAGGCTCTGGGGTAAGCTGGGCAGCGAACTCCATCTGATAGATTGCTTCGTGCGCCAGGCTACCACCGGAGAGATGGTAAGGTGGCAATACAATCTCTACGAAAAAGCCATGGAGCAGGGAGCCAGTATCCAGTTTTATATGGAAGCAAACCTGATGCAGGATACGGCCCTCGATGAATTCTACAAGGAGGGAGAGCTTCGGGGCTATCAGCTTCCGATATCTGCCGACAACCGGAAAAAGCCCGACAAGCTACAGCGTATCGAGAGTGTTGCCCCTTTATGGGAACGAGGCTTGGTGTTCTACAACGAGAGCCTAAAAGACTCAGAGGATATGCAGGTGGGAATCGAGCAGACGCTGGCTCTGGAACATGGAAGTAGGGCACACGATGACGCTCCTGATGCTGACGAGGGAGCTATCTTTATCCTTCAGCGACAAGGACGCATCGATGCTTTCGAGCCACGCATAGGTAAACGGAGATCTCCTAAAAATGGTTGGTAATTAAAAAGTAGTTTATATGTTTATTACTCAAGAAGATTTCAAGGTGGTGGCTTCTGAAGCCGCACTCAAGGTCATCACCCAGGCAGACGACGCTAACGCCGACAATGCCATTCTGGAAGCGGTGGAAGAGATAGCTGGCTATCTCCGTCCTAAATATGACTGCGACAAGGTCTTCTCTGCCGTAGGAAATGACCGCAACCGACAGATAGTAATGTATGCGGCGGATATAGCTCTTTACAATATGATTGCAGCACAACCGCAGAGAATGGGCAGTGATGTGCGCAAGGAACGCTACGAACGTGCCATCAAGTGGCTAGAGGGAGTTGCGGCTGGCAAAATTGTCCCGGACTTGCCGATAGCCACTGACGAGGCTACAGGTGAGGCTAACACTAATGGCGTTAAGTGGGGAAACGGACCAAACCGTCACTCCTGGTAATCCGTATTCAAGTTTAATATTCAAAAAATAAAGCAAGATGAATCTATTTGACAAGACATTACAGGGCATCTACGACATCCGGCGTGCCGTCAAGGGTGAGCCACGGCTGCTGCATACCAAGTTCGGCGACATCATCCTCGCCGACAAGACAACCCGCAGAAATGCCCAGCATATCATATCCAAGCTTCAGCGCACCACCGAAGCTCTTACCAAGAGTGATATCCAGAAATGGCGCAAGGCTTGGCAGCAGGCTATCAGCATAGAGAGTCCAAACAGACAGATGCTCTACGATATCTACAGAGATACCGCCACGGATGCCCATGTTACCGGATGTATTGGCCAGCGCACAGGCTTCGTCCTTTCCAAGTCTTTTAACATCGAAGACAAAAGCGGCAAGCCTTGTGATGAACTCAAGCATTATTTCGACCAGGAATGGTTCTATGAACTCTGCCGCCTCATTCTTGATTCTATCTATTACGGGCATTCCCTGATAGAACTGGGAGATATCAGGAAGGATGGAGACGGATGCCCTTGCTACTCGGAAGTAAAGCTTATCGACCGTAAATTCGTAATTCCGGAACATCATCGTGTAGTTACAGACCTCGGACAGGATTGGACTACGGGAATAGACTATAGGGAGCCGGAATGGTACAACAACCTTATCGAGGCAGGAAAGCCCGACGACCTCGGTCTCTATCTCAAGGCTGCACTCCACGCCATCCCGAAAAAGAACGTTCTCGCAGCATGGGATGTCTTCAGCGAGGTTTTCGGAATGCCTATGCGAGTAGCCAAGACTGCTTCCAGAGATAAGGCAGACCAGCAGCGCATCGAAGAAATGCTCAAGGGTATGGATATCGCTCCATGGGCATTATTCCCCGAAGGAACGGATATTCAAATCATCGAGAGCACCAAGAGTGATGCGTTCAACGTCTATGACAAGCGCGTGGATCGTTCCAACAGCGAAATCTCCAAGCTTATCATCGGGCAGACCATGACTATCGAGGATGGCAGTTCCCTGTCTCAAAGCCAGACCCACCTCAAGGTCTTCGAGAACCTGGTTGAGAGCGATGCAAAGATGCTGGCAAGCATTATCAATAACCAACTTATCCCTCGCATGATCCGTCACGGATATCCGCTTAAAGGCTATCATTTTTCATGGGATGAAAGCGTTGATTATACACCGGAACAGCAGATGGAATACGAGAAAATGATCTCCGACCGTTACGAAGTAGATCCTAAGTATTTCGCAGACAAATACAACATGCCTGTAGGCGAACGCATACAGCAGCCTGGACTGCAACTCTCCAGACCTTTTTTCGACTAAGCCCCGATGACTACAAGGGGCTGCACAGCCGATACGAAGCCATCATTGGCAAAATGAATATCCAACTCACATCAGCCGACGAGAAAAAACTGAGATACCAGGAAATATCCTCCCGTTTCGACAAGCTGATGAAAGCGCTCTTCCGTCAGCACGGCGCACACCTGGATATCAATATTCTGTCAAGCAACGAGGCCATGGATTTTATCCAGGAACATACCGATATCCTGGATTCCAGTTTCGAGAAGGTGGAAATGACCGAAAAGATGCGAGAGCGGTTAACCCGCTCCAACTATATCTTCTCCGGCATGAAAACCTTCCACGAGCTTAACGAGGCATTCCCTAGCTTGCTTGATGAGAATGGAGATAGAAAACCGTTCGAACGCTTTTTGAATGATGTACGAAAGATTAACGAGACTTACAACAGGAACTATCTTCGGGCAGAATACGGCTTCGTGCAGTCTTCTGCTACCATGGCTGCCAAATGGGAACGCTTTGCCGAGGATGGTGACGAATACTATCTCCAGTACAGAACAGCCCATGATGACAAGGTACGACCAGAGCATGCTGCTCTCGATAGAGTAACACTACCGATGAGTGACCCTTTCTGGGAGAGCTACTACCCTCCAAATGGATGGAACTGCCGCTGCACGGTGGTCCAGGTTCTCAAATGGAAGTATGATGCCACGCCTCATGGTGAAGCGATGGATAGAGGTAAGGAAGCCTTAGACGGAGAACGCTTTAATATTTTCCGGTTCAATAGCGGAAAGCAGGGCAAGGCGGTTCCTGACTACAATCCTTACACCATCAAGAAGTGTAATAGCTGCGATGTAGCAAAAGGTAAGAACGTCAATCTGGCACTTCCAGACAACCAGCTGTGCGAAGCATGCAGAAGGCTGCACAAATGCGCTATGGACGCTGAGGCATCACGGCTCTGTACCGAGAAGAAAGGTTATATAAAAGAGTCCACCAACTTCACAAAGTCTTCCAATTCCTTGCAAACAGGAAAGTATTTTCAGACCAGAGACTCTCTAGAACTTGGTCTCAAGCATGCCCGTACGATAGAAGAAATCAACGCCTTCAAGTGGATAGCTAGCCATCTGGCCCAACTCTCTTTCATACGTTTCAGCCCACTGGGAGAAGTAAAGGATATGACATCCGAAAAAGACATCAAGAATGTAGAGAAGAAGAGAAAAAGAGGCGCCACTGGTTACAATGAGTACGAGATACATATTGACGGCGAAGTCTGGAAGCTGAAAACAGAAATAAGGAAAAATAGTAGGGAAACACTCTACATAGCATTCAAAAAGAAATAACCCCAGCGTTTCCTGCGGTCCTTCACATGGGCCATTAGGAAAACCAGGGTTATCCGGATGCAAAGATACAACAAATATTTTAAACTAGCAAGAAAATGAGAAAAAAAATCAAAATGGCGAGTGTCATCACGACACCCGCCATTTTCTTTTAAATATGAAAAACATTTCTAATATTAGATCGCTCGTCTTCGCATATAAGCGCCTAAAAACATAATAAAAAAATAAATTAACAACATAATTCCCTATAACTTACAGAACCTAATATAATAGTATATATGAATTGAAAGAAACTTATCTCGCCGTGCTCCAGGATTTGAGATACTTAACCCTGAAGACATCAATATTCTCATACAACTCTTCATGGCTCCCATTGGATAGAGTTTGCTTAGGATAATACCCGTCAAACGATTTGTTTCTAATACCTTCCAGCGCCTGCCAGATTTTGTCAGTCAATTGCCAAGCCTCTATAGGCGCATTCTCGCTCCAGTCTATTACCGTATGCAGTTTGATATCCCCGTTTCCTCGGAGAGCACCCTGTATCGTTGTCCAGTCTATCACTCCCAACTCTATGAATACTGCCGGGCGCTGCCACGGCTCGTCCTGATCTGCATAAACTACGTTCTCGTTCCACAAATCCACATGTTTCACCTCGGGAATATTTTTCAGCTGCTCCACGAGTGCAGCGTATAATTCTTGTCTTGGATCCATATCTTGTTTATTTAAATTTGAAGTCGTTCTCAAAATAAGAAGTAAGGTTGTCTTCTATAATGCGCCTCACGTCTTCCTCCACCTCGGGACTCATACCCAGGAATTGACGTTTGGGAATCTTAATGACCTTCCCTTCCTTCATCAGCGCCATCGCTTTCCAGAACTCAGCAGTAGGATTAAGATTCATCTTTGAAGTCCAGGCATAGAAGCCTCCATCGGATAGCGTACGACGCTTGCCTCCCTGTTTCTTGGCCAATCCTATCGACTCGTAGAACTTAGCCCGGAAGTACCGTTTCATCCTGGCAGTAACCTTGATTTCTCCTCCTTCATTATGTATGCCAGCATAAGGGAGATCGCTATAGAAGGTAATGCTGCTTTCATCACTTCTACTGCTGATGCTTTTTCTCAGCGCTCCAGTATCAACGAGAACATGACCACCGGGGCGAAGCGGGCTTCTTCTTCTCGCCCAGGCTTTGGTAAAGAAAGCCTGCCTCTCAAAGTTCTGATCAAACTCGTCACCGATGCCGATTCTAATATCCTTCAGAATGCGGCCTATTACCGTCCTCAGTTCTTTCTCTGTTGCCATAGCCGTCATTGTCTATGAAATTCAGGAACAGCTCCTCTTGATGGGGAATCTCGTTGCGAGGATCTGCACTCGCATTCAGGACATTGTAGAACTGGCGCTCCGAGATAGCGTACACCGGGTACACGTAACGCCGCCAGATTTCCCTGTTAGGGACTCCCAGCTTGGCGTAGCGATCGAAGATACGGTTAATCTCCGTCACCCGCTTCTGATAACTCAATCCGCGGTTATTCCTGCATTTTCCATTCCTCATCGAGGGCTGTTCCTTTCTTTCAACTTAAAACATTATAACAATAAATAATCTAACTTTAGATACGACAGAAGCTTGGCTCTATGCGGCGCCAGACTCCCGTCTCCTTATCTCGTTTCCAGAAGTAATAGTTGGTTGCATTCTTCTGCACTACATTACTCTCCTGGAAGAGCTTCATGATTTCCGAGTACTCCGGATCGTTGAACTTATCCTCCAGCTCGTAGAGCTTGGAGATGCTCTTGTAATCAAGATCTCCTGCCTGGTTACGCTCCAGCAGCGTCATTGCCAGCTGGTACATCGGATCATCGGTTCCCTTCTCGCTCTTCTTCATGTAATCCTTCAGAAAAGCTACCAGGCGCTCCGCTGCAAGGTCGGCACGCTCATCGAATCCCTTCACGCTGTTGCTGCTGATCTGCAAGCGGAAATCACCATCAGTGATCGTGTAGTTCTTCTGCTCATCGGTTTTCACCTGACCGTACTCTCTCATCAACTTGACGAAGGCAGAAGATTCTTCTCTCAGCCACTCCTTGAAGCCCTTGACGTCTGCGGTAACGTTGATGAGCATATCTTCAACCTTGTGCATAAACTCGCCTCGCAAACCCTCGTAAGCATCACGCTTGTTGATGCGCTCGTTCTTTGCCTCGGCATTCAACTGAGCCAGAAGAGATGCCTTCTGCTCTTCTGATAGCTGACTGATGTCAACTGGGGAGCTGCCCTGCTTTGTAGCCGCCTGCTCCTGTTTGTTCTTTTCCTGTTCCATTTTCAATAAACATTAATTTTATATGATTGGTATTAATACCTTCCTGCTGTTTCAGTCCTCCCTTTCGCTTGATGGCTCTCAGCTTCACGCTCAGCTGTTCCAGTTCCGGAACGGTAATCAGGGCAAAATCCTTACCCATAATCCTCGGATGACGACAGAACTCGTTGATGCGGTTCCAGTCCTTGGTGTCTATACCGAGCTCCTGCATCAAGTGCAGGCAGATGCTTCGCCAGTGCTTGCGCTGGTCACCATAACCAAGCATGTTCTCCAATGCCTTGCAGCATTCCTTGTACTCCTGCGCCCTCATCTCATGAAGATGTGTTGTGCGCCCATTCGTGTATTGGCTCACGATAGCCGCCTTAGCCTCTTCGTCATCGCCGTGCTTTGGCAACTTATTAAACGAGGCGTAGAAACGATGGTAGTTTGCAATCGGTCGTGCCATAAACTTCCCTCCTTGTTGATCTGTAGCCGATAGATCATAAGCCGAGACTCAACTTATAGTCCTGATAATGCCTTCGTGCTTCTTGCAGGGCATTGAGTGAAGCTTGCTTCATCTCAATTTCCTTCAGTATCGGGATATTGTCCAGACAGAGATACAGCCCGCCCTCAAACTCTCTCACCTGTAATCGGTGCATCGCCTCACGTTTTACCTCCTTCTCACGCTTCAGCACCTGCTGACGATGATACTCCTCAGTGGTCTTTTCCCACCATTTCTTAATCGAATAAATAATCTTTTTCATGTTCTAATGAATTGTTTATGGGTTTATAATTTTGTCGCAGAAGCGCCTTCTATACGCTATCGAGCAGATAATCATCACTGCCCAGATATTCATTCCTCAGTGCATCTGCATTCATATCGCAGAGCTTGGAAGCAAGCTCGTCATACATCATTGCCTGGTCAGGATAACTGAAATCCTTAGTCTTTTTCTTGATGTAGGCGATGATATCTTCTACTGTTTCATCCATGTTTCTTTGGCTTTTCGTAAGTTACATTTTGATACCCATGCCATTTTATGATTCTCGTTGCCCACATCAGACTCTTGGTCGTAACGACATAGCTACCGGGAGTCTTTGTTGATCTGCGCACGCTCAAATCGCAGGTGTAGTTACATTCCATCCAGTCATCCAATACCGAGCTGCATTGTTCCTTGCTCAGCAGCAGGTAGATGGTGTCACCTTTCTCGTAATCCCCGAGATAATCATTCACTTCACTCATAAGCTTTCAAATTACAGATTATTACTAGCCTGGATAAGTCCGTCCTCCCATACCTTGAAGGTAGCTCCGGCTTCTCCAATGAATCGGCCTTGGCAGACAGCCTCGTAGCCGACGACTCTTACTTTCACGCCTGCCATGTATTTCAGTCTGACGGCAGGCTTACCCAGAGGCTGGCTTTTCGCCTCCTGCGAGATGAAGATGAAACTCTTCTTCGGAAACTCTTCCACCAGGGCTTCCGCCTGTGCATATTCCCAATGTGAGTACTGGAACGAATCCACGATAATGAACTTAGGGCCCTTGCGCTGCTTGAGCATCCTCTTCAGATTGTCGATATCTGAATCGATACAGACTCTGAACTTGCCTTGCTCTTCCTCCATGTGAAAACGCTGGATGCGTTCCTTGAAACTCATGCTTACCTTCTCCTCGAAGGAGCAGTAGAGTACTATTCCGTATTCACAGAGCTTCTTGGTAAGCTGCATCACGAACGAGCTCTTGCCGCCAGCCGACGGACCCGAGATAAACCAGGTATCATACATATCCGGCTGTCCGAAGCACCGTTCCCACTCTCCACCCCAGGGAATGGGCTTATAAGTCATCTTCAGTATCTCCCTGGGGCTGTATGCCCGCTTAACCATGGCTGGCCTCCCCGGAAGCTTCAGCAGCGTTCTCTGCTGCTATCTTGAGCTTCTCTATCTCGGTATATACTCGTCTCAGCCCGCCCTGTGTCTTTCTTACGATGGTAGGAATATCTGCATCGGCTGGAGCATTCACCTTGGCAACGATGGAAGCCTGCTTCATCAGGAACTTCTCCCGCTCCTTGCCGTCATCAGGAGTCACCTTGGAGAATCTGCCTCCGTAGCGGCTCAGCATCTCGGTATATCCCACTTTCTTGCAGTCGATGCTGCGGTTTATCTTCTCCTTCAGACCATCGGCGCCCATCATATACCATCCACAGCAATGCTCCGTAGCGTTCCACAGCGCCTTCAGCTCCAGGAAGGCTTCGTACTGCAAGTCTCCTGCCTCGTCGAGGATGATAAGCGGGCTGTTCAGTGTGCGGAGATAATATACCAGGTCTTCATACACATCGCTGTAGGTTCCCTTGTTGTCAGTACCAAACTCGGTGGCTATCTTGCGGATCAGTCTGCGCTTGGTCTTCACCTGCGAGCAGTCGATATAAACGGCATTCTCATGGCAGCCGATGTAGTATTTGGCAGAGTAGGTCTTGCCGATATTCGGCTCGTCACAGAGAATCATACTCAGAGAGGAGAGCTGCGCAAGCTCCAGCTGCTTCTGGATGAACAGGAAGGTGAAGGTATTGGCTGGCTTCCATTCTATCTCGTGACGGAGGTTTACACCCAGGCGACGGGCAATGCGCACCCAGTTGGCATCAGAAAGAGCCTTGTCCAAGACACCCTGCTTCACCATGCTGTACACCGAAGTGGATATTCCGAGGGATGTAGCGTGCTTGGCATCCGAAGGATAATTGGCGCGGTTCTGTGCAATCGCAGCCAGAATCTTTTTCTTTTGTTCTGTTGTAATCATAATCGTTTATTGTTATAAGTTTATTCTAAGTCGATTCTTACGCCTGCTCGAACGCCATCGCTATTGCCAATGCGTCCTCGTCTTCTTCGGATATTGAAGATGTACCTTGTAGTACTTTACCAGCTGTCTGTACTCCGAAATCGCTATCGGGAACATCGGATGTATAAATATCCATCCCAGTCGGCTTCGCAGCGAGCTCTTCAACCTCTTTCTGTTGTTCTTCTTCATAATCCTTGCTATTGTGTATTCCCAACCTAGGAACCAGGTTCCTGTTGGTGTAGTTCATAAATTCCTTGACCTTCTTCTGCTGATGATAGAACTTCTTCTTGTCCTCCTCGGTCTGTTCTGCCATCACTCTGTTGTAGGTTTCCACCCGCTCTACCTGGTCGATGAATCTGTCTCCCTGGAAGATGAATACATCCTGCGGCTTTCCGTCCTCATCCGGCAGGTAGTAAGCGGTAACTTTGTAATTATTGGGAGCCAGGCGCTCCAGTACGTCCGGCTTGCTCAGCCACCAGTCTTCATAGGCCACTCTTACCGTAGAATTGCGTCTTACAGAGGTCTCAACCTTCTCGCCGATATATCGGGCAAGGGTGATGGCATCAAACGGGCGCAGGTTCGGATTAATATGCTCCATCAGAACATCCCATCTTGTCATGCCAGGGTATTTCTTCTGATTAGGGTGCAGCGTATGGTTCCACTCGTAGTTGTCACGGCGGTCATCCGCCACAAGCTCATCGAATGAGTAATACTGCTTGTCTTCCCAGGTATCATTTCCTGCATCGCTTATCTTCTTGGATTCCACTCTGTATTTCCACTTGCCGTAGAATCGACCGATACCTACGTGGTTGCGATGGATGATACGGCGCTTCTTGGCTCCATTGATATTCTCAGCCTGCTTCTCCTGCGAGTTGAGAGGCGCACAGTAGCGTACATAGCTGAACACCGTTCCTTCCTGGAGCAGGGTGTACTTGTATTCAGACATCAGGTGGTTCTCTACCTCAATACCTGCCGGAATACCCCAGCCGTGCTTGGCTATCAGCCGGAACATATCCCGGAAGCATTCCTTCACAAGGTTCTGATCCTTATCCCTGGAGTAGCTGGCGCCCAGCACGCACTGGCTCACCGAATCATAGGCATAGTAGGCTTTCACTCGCAATTTCGTGTCCTTCAGCTTACGGGTCAGATCCACGTCATCCATGGTTATCTGGCTCAGTGAGTATTCTCCGGCATGACGGTGCATGTGAGGCATGCTCTCGTGCATGAAGGCGCTCCAGCTCAACTGACTCTTATCCCAGATAAGCCTGTTCTTCGGCTTATTCAGGATGTTTCTGATGGTACTGTCGCTCAAACTCTTCGGATTTCCATCCTTATCACAGAAATCTTCCGGGTCAAACAGCTCTCCAGTCTGAACATCATAAACATCAAGCTCGCCGCATACGAAGGAGTCATACAGTTCCTTTACCTGGGAGTTATAAGGCTTATTAGGAAGGCATTGCAGGCCGATGACCAGCTTCTCCGTCTTCACGTCAACCTTTCTGGTGTTCTGATTGCCAAACTTGCCACTGATCAGCACGCCGTAGCCGCCAGCCTTATACTCATTCACCTTCTTTCGGAATCTCAGCGTCGATTCGGGTAGGGTATGATGATAGGTTTCCTTTAATACCTTGATGGTACTTGCCATCATTTCCCAGTCGTAGCGTTCACCCATCAGCTTGCGGTAGGCAGAGGCTCGTTCGTAGAGCTTGATGCAGGTATTGAGCACTGAAGCATTCACCACATACTCCTGGATCTTCTCTGCCGACAGGTCCAAGCCAGTCTGCTGTCTGCTTTGGAAGTAGCACATGGCGTGCTGATCTACCTCATAATTGGAAGTGATCCATCCTCGCAGCCTTACTTCGGGACCTCCGGGGAACTCTACTTCCACCGCCTTGCGGTATTTGGTAGGCAAGCTATCTACGGCAATGAGAGCCGTGCAGCCGCTTGCGCCACCGCCTCGACGTACCACGTTAATGCGGTTTCTTGCAGCCATCGCCTTATAATTGGATTGGGTAATGATGCCCGTCTCGATAAGTTCTGGTGCAGATATGCAAAGTGTATTGCCGTAATATTCCATAACTATAACCTTTCTTTATTCTTCGCTGGTGAAATAATCCCAGTTTCTACCCATACAGATGCCTACAGAGAGACATACGATGACTGTAATCAGATACCAAGTAATGTCCATAACTCTATCCTCCAACTCTAAATCCACGTTCCAGACGTTCTCTCATGCCAGGATTGCCAATGATTTCGGCATCCTTCTGTCTCCACCTTTCTGCCATGATCTGAAGCGAAGGCATCTCGCGGACCAAGACATTGTCCGCAGATACCATTTCCTTACCCTTGAAGAAGATGGTAGCATTGCCAGTCTTCTTGTCAAACTCCAGTACCGCTCCGTTGGAGAAGTATTGTCTGAAGCTTCCCTCATGGTCGAAAAGCAAGGTATCACCCTTTTCGGCAACCACCGTCTCCACGCCACCGTTGATTTTGGCGTACTGGCGGATGCGCTTTGCCTTGTCGCTCATGCCCCGCTTAGGGTCGAAGGTGAGAGCAAGCCAGATAGCTTGGTCTGACACCTTGAAGGTCTTGCGTATTCCTTCGCGTACCTCCGTGCTTACGTCTATTGCTCTTTTCATATTCTAACAATATTATAATTTTATTCTAATGGTGGAGGAAGGCGGAGTCGAACTGCCTTTCTTTCCTAGTGTTACCATGCAGTTATCATGTGAGCTTATCCGTGCCTTTAATCCCTGTCGCTCACTCCGTGCGCCCTGCATTCCAGCTACCTCCAAGTTGCCGGGAAACGTTGCCCGGCTCGTTGTTAATCCTGATTCTTTCTACCCTTTGAAAACTAAACTTATGGCAAACATTAAGTCTTTTTCGCTCAAAATGCTTATCTTTGCACCCAAATTCATGTTTCACTTATTAATTTATCACTTATGGCACTTTACGTATTAGAGTTCCAGGCAGAGTTCCAAACGGTACTCCCGGAAGAAGAGTTGAAAAGAAAGCTCTATCCTGTGCACTTAATGCTCGACGGCGTAACGGAAACATTTTCCCGCAACACCGGCATACCAAAGTACTCCTGCTCAGGAGAAGAACTTTGTGTGCCTGGTCTATCGGCATTCCGGTATTCTGCCGTGATGCAAATGGGCAAGTCTCGCCTCGATATCTTAGATCGACTTCTTCTATCTTTCCAGCCTCTTCTAAGAGAGTTATTACCTTCATGCACTCTGAGATGGAATTTAAAAGAATTACACTTTTCGTCTTAGCTTCTTTTTTCATCTTAATCTCTTTTTATCAGGAGGAGAACCTATCATTCTCCTCCACTTGTTAAACACTCTATTTCTTCTCAACCTTATAGCCCTTACCTCGAAGGTAAGCCGCTACATACTCATCATCACCCACATCTTTGAGCACATCGAAGAGATATCCCTTCACATAGTCTGCAACTGCGCTTGATGATACAAGCTCGATGTTCTTGGAGATAAACTCCACTTTCTTTGTTCTACCAAGGCCATTGAAGGCCTTCTCTACATTTTCCATCATTATGACTTTTTAAGTTTATAAATTTGCCCAGCTCGCGCTTTTTTAGTATCTTTGGCGCGGTGTTTATCTTAAACACGGTGCAAAGATAATATGAATATTTCATACCACCAAACTTTTTGATGGATTTTTTCATACTAAAGATAAAAATATGGGTGAAAATCTCAGATTCGTCCAAATATTGGACATGTTGAAGGAAAAAGGCGTAATATCTGACTATGTTCAGGTAGCCAGTGTTCTAGAAACGAACAAGGCAGCTATCAGTGATATAAAAGGACAGCGAAAGAAACTATCCATAGAATTACTTCGCCGTCTGAAACTTTCATACCCGGAAGTTAATCTGGAATGGGTAATAATGGGGTCAGGTTCACCTTTTGAGGATTCTAGTAACGACAATCCGAGTTTATCCAGCATTGAGCTTATAGAAAAAATTAGTAAGCAAGCTGAAGAAATTGGATGCCTGAAAGAAAGGATCCGTCAAATGACAATAGAAAAAGAAAAGCATGTATCGGATGTACACACTTCCGGTATTGCAAATGTCGGTTAAAACAAGTAGTGTTATGTACATCACAATATTCCTAATTATATTAATAGTGATATTTGTTTGTTTGATGAATACTAAAACCACGAAAGAGAAAGAAGAAAAGAGTCTTATGGTTGCCAACTCAAGTAAACAAACAGAATATGATTTACGTATGCAGAAAAAACACAGGAGATACAACCGTTTATTGAGACATAGACGAGTTTGGGCTGTGCTTAGATTTATCAAAGAATTCGAGAATATACAAACAAGTGAGAATTTCTATGAATTAGATAAGTCCATAACTAAGTTCGAAGTAGCAAAAGAACGCTTATATGAGGAGGATTACACTCCTGGCTTAGAAGACTTATCTACTGCTATTCGATTTTGCCTGCATCAACAGGCAACGCATAAGTGCGCACATAGACTATCTAAGAATGAGATTGAAAAGATATACGATTGGAGGCTTTTTTCATATAATAAGCAAGAACCTCTAGTTAATGCCGCAAAACGTTTTAAGTTATATTGGGATGAAGTGTTAGAAAGCTATAAAAAGCAATCCGCTAAATGCAAAAGGAATGAGTATGTCGTTAATCATCTTCTTGAAATGAAGGAGAAAGATACATTCTTGAATATCCCAAACTCTAAAGAGATATTTGACGATTTAATAGAATACTACTCTTCACTCCCATCATTCCATAAGTGCCCCTAGGGTGTTCCCCCTCCCCTAGAAGGCGCTAAAAAGCCCCTATATACTATATATAATAAGGTGTAAGCGCCAAAAACCGAAGTTAAAAAAGGGTATGTTTCCTGCACATAAAGTGGCAAAAGTGGTAGTTTTCCTACCCAAGCTATCGTTATGCGTTTTACCCCACTTTTGTAACCCCACTTTTCTAAAAATGTAACCCCAGTTTGTAACCCCAGTTGTAACCCCACTACCCAAAATCGACCATTTTAGGCACAAAAAAGGGGAGCCCGAAAGCTCCCCAAATACCCATAAATTACCCCCTAAAAGCATACAGGCTTATAATGTCGTTCCAACACGCCCAAAACACCCTAAAAATGGCGTTCTAAGCCCTTATTCCTTCTCGGGTGATACATTACTCATCCGACCACCCGAAATAAGCGTAGATTGCTTAATTACAGCGCGTTTCGTCATTACCGTACCATTTCCACCAAGCCCTGCGTGCAGCAGATAGCTCCTGGTTGCGCCAACCTCTTCAGCCGTCAATACGGTGTATATCGCCGTGATGGAGCTGAAATAGAAGTCTTTTCGTCCTTCATGCTTGCCCACCATCAGGTGAACGTGTACTACTTTTGCCATATTTCTATCGTTTTAAGTCCTACATCAGGAGCCACGCACCGCAAAGCGCATCGCCCTCATTATCGGCTGCAAATATACTAAATAATTGTTATATGGAATAAAATTGCATCTTAATTATTCCTAAAACCCAAATTTTTCTTCGCAACAAGGCACAAAAAAAAGCGGCCGTTAAGCCGCTCTAATCCTTCACCGTCTCCATCTATCCATCGCCTTGCAGATAAGCCCTCCTGCACGCCTCAGAAGCCTCTCAGCCTCTCTGATGTAAAGCAGATGCAATCCGATGTAAACTTTCCCCTCGTTCTATGTAAACCAACCTCTCAGATAATTCAACCAAAATTCAACCAATGTAAACGTTTCGTTTTACACCCTCATTTTCCTATTATCCATCTAACTATCTCTATTCTAGGTTCTTCCATCATTTTCGGGTTCTCTCTTAAATATACGCTTCGTTTTGTGCCCTCTAAATGGAATTGGTTAATGAAGAACTGTTCCGCACGCACCTCCACTCTACCATTCTCGCATTGTGCCCTATTACGGAGCTTTCTGATGGCATCAAGGATTTGGTAGATTATAAAGACATCAACAACATCACTTTAAAAGATGAGGTTCGTGTAGCCCTGCAACTTACTCCAGAACGCAAGGAGCAGGTCAAGTCGGTTTTCAGACGAATCATGAATGATACCTTCCTGAAAGACCGGATGGAAACAGAACAACCTATCTGGTTCACCGAGCATTGGCTGGACAACATCCTCACTAACTATGAGTATGATTTCGACCAGGCACTCAACCGCTGGCGTTCTCTCTACAAGCAAGCCCAAACTCAGATAGAAGAAGCTAGTCTTGTCATCAACAACCGCGTCTATGGCGAAAACTCCAAGGAGAAACGTGAAGCCCATATCAAGCAGTTGCGCGGTGAAAGTCTCCGAGATATGCTGCTGGGAGTTAACCAAGGTAAGAATAAAGAAGAAAACGAATTCTATCCATATCGTTATCTTGCCAGCGAAGGCTTCTTGCCAGGTTATAACTTTACCAAGTTGCCACAACGTGCACTGCTACAATACAAGTCGGACAAAGTGGAATATCTAAGCCGTCCAAAGCGTCTTGCACTAAGTGAATTCGGTCCGCAGAACATTATATATAATAATGGTGGAAAGTTCCGCATCAACCGAATGCAGATACTATCAGAGGTGATTCCTCACAAGTTCTTCTATAATCCTAAGACGGGGGTTGTATATAAAGATGAGGAGAATACCACCCATCACACAGATATCATCACTGGCGAGTCTCTTGACGGTGTGGCAAAACTTATCCCAGGTATGTGCATTGAGGCTCAGGACATGGTAGCAGCAGAAACGGAAAAGATTACTTGTCAGGAGGAAGAGCGTTCCCGCAAGTACTATAAGACAAAGACCTATTTTGCAAGTGATGATCCAAGAGCTATCAGCGAGTGCGAACTGAAGTCTCCTCATAGTGAGCATTTGGCAAATATTCGCTATATCCCTTCATGCCGACTTACCTATATATTGGAATCACGTAACGATGATAATGCCAATGGGTTTGCATTCGACACAAAAACAGGCGATTGGATTAGCAACGAACGTCTTTCACGCATTCAGGAAGAAGCAGACAAGAATCCAGAAGAAGCAGACAGAATCAAGTTTGTCAAACTCTTCACAGAAACAACTGCCAATGCCATATATATCCAACCGCTTAAAGCATTGCTTTTAGACCGGAAAGAAGCTGTCCGCACCTTCCTCTATGCCTTCAAGCAGGCTATCGAGGATGTCTTCCAAATAGAGGGAAGCGAAATGGGCGCAGAAGTGATGGGAGAAGGAACAACCCCTAATATCCTCATCTATGAAAATGCAGAGGGATCTTTGGGTGTGCTTAGCCGTCTTGTGCATGAGCCGGAAGCCTATAGGGATGTCGTAAAAAGAGCATACGAGATTTGCTTCAACAAACCGGAATTGACACAGGATGAGATTAACGAATTGACACCTGCCGATTATTCCAATCTGCTCAACTACTATAATCAGCCATATCATCAGCAGATAGATATCAGACTGATATATAGAACATTGAAGTTGATGCAAGAAGCTAAAGTAGAGACCCACCATGCAGGGCAATCCCTTGGTTACGACGAGCAGTATGCTGCTTTGGAAGCCGCAAGAGACCACAACAGCTCTACTGAATATGAGTTCTTGAAGTATCTTTACGACCATCACTTGCGCTTGCCAGACAAGGCACAGCCGATGTTTCCAGAGGAGTATTACGTACAGCCAGACTTCATGTATGGCGACCGCATTGTAGTCTTCTGCGACGGAACGCCACACGACCGTCCTGAAATACAAGAGGATGACAGAGAGAAACGGGAAGTACTCGAAGATGCAGGATTCGTAGTCCTGGCTTGGCATTATGCAACGCCACTAGCAGACTTCATCAATCAATATTCAGATATATTCACCCCAGTAAAATAAACGATATGGATTACAAGACTGGTACACTGATTGAATTCAGAAATCGTCCTTGGGTTGTTCAGCAATCAGGAGAGGACGAACTTATGATAATAAAACCATTAGGAGGTACAGATGCCGAAACCATCGGTCTCTACCTTCCTCTCTATGGGGATGAACTACAGATTCATTCCTACAATTTTCGTCGGCCTACAGCTGATGACATCGGGAAAAACAGTTATAAGGCATCTGCAAAGGTGCTTTATAACGCTTGCCGTTTATCGTTCAGAGATATAGCTGGTCCATTCCAGTGTCTTGGAAAACTATCTTTCGAGCCACGTCCATATCAGATGGTTCCGCTGATTCTTGCACTCAAACAAGAAAAGATCAGACTGCTCATCTCTGATGACGTTGGTATTGGAAAGACCCTGGAATCATTATTGATTGCCAAAGAATTACTCGACCGCCACGAAATTAACCATTTCGCAGTAGTATGCTTGCCACACCTTTGCGAGCAGTGGCAAAATGAAATCAAGGACAAATTTGGCTTGGATGCAGAGATTATCCGTTCTTCTACCATCAGCCGTTTGGAGAAAAAACTGCGTCCAGACCAGAATGTGTTCCGTGACATCCCCTACCAGGTTATTTCCATTGATTATGTGAAACAAGGCAATAAGCGAAATATCTTCCTCGACCATTGCCCTGATTTCGTGATTGTTGATGAAGCCCATACTTGCGCCAAGCCAACAGGTGCCAACAAATATCAGCAACAGCGCTATCGCTTGTTAAGCGACCTTGCCAATAAGCCTGAGCAGCAACTGGTCTTGCTGACAGCTACTCCTCATAGCGGTCAAAGCGAAGAGTTTCAGTCCCTTATCGGATTATTGAATCCTAAGTTCGAGAACTACCAGCTTCAAACCGCCACAGAGCGCGAGGAACTGTCCCATTACTTCGTACAACGCCGTCGTGCCGACATCAAGCAGTATCTAGGCAATGAAATCGTCTTCCCTGAGCGTGTCCGAATCGACAAGGATGAATACTCCTTTACTCCAGATTATCGCAATTTGTTGGGGCACCTGATAGAATATGTAAAACATGGCATCCAGAAGGTATCAGGAGCAGATAAACGCAAACAACGCTATATCTACTGGGATCTCCTGGCCTTGATGCGTGGAGTAATGTCAAGTCCTGATGCCGGTATCAGCATGTTGCAAAACAAGATAGACAAGAGAGAAGATTCGTCATCAGCAAATACAGAAGACGATTCCGAGCAGGTATATATATTCAATGATCCTCTGAAGGATTTGTTGAATGCCGACGATATAGTTCCTGAAGCATTAGAAACAACCAGTGCTACTGATAAGAAAGAGTTCCATAGCTTCATCAAGCAGTTGGAACACATCAAGGAAACGGATGGTGACGAAAAGGTGAAACAGGCTCTTGACATTGTGAAGTTCTCTCTTGACAGTGGCATGAACCCTATCGTATTCTGCCAGTATATCCAAACAGCTGAATATGTTGGCAAATATATCACAGACCAGCTCGCCAGCAACAAGAAGTTCAAGAAGGTGGTTGTGGGTGTGGTTACCAGCCGTTTGGCTGATGAGGAGCGCAAGATGAAGATTGACGCCTTGGCACAGGAAGACCGCCACGTATTGGTTTGTACCGACTGCCTCTCAGAAGGTGTCAACTTGCAGCAAGGTTTTGAGGCTGTCATCCATTACGATCTTCCTTGGAACCCAAACCGCATGGAACAACGTAATGGCCGTATCGACCGCTTCGGACAAACTGCCGATGCAGTCCTTATATCCACGCTTCATGCCAAGAACAACCCGGTGGACGATATCGTGCTCAATGTCTTATACAAAAAGCAGGAAGAGATACGCAAGAAGCTGGGGGTCTATCTGCCTATCGCAGACAATGATGCTTCATTGATGGAAAACATCATGCAGCGAATTTTCGATGCCAAGGTTCCTACAAGAACCGACTATATGGAGCAGTCCCTGTTCGATAACGACCCGGAATGGAACAAGCAACAGGAAGAGGAACTTGAGATTCAACTCAAAAAGATGGAAGAGAACGAGAAGATTTCTCACACCTACTTCGCTCATAACAATAAGCAGATGGATCCAACCCGACTGACTGCATCCTTGGAAGAAGCCAAATCTGTAATTGGAGGTGTAGAAGATACCCGTGACTTTGTAATTGAGCAACTATTGCATGTCGGTGTAAACGTTCATACAGACGATATACCTTTATGTTACAGTTTCCAACTCCTGGAGTTACCTGCAAATCTGCGCCACTATTTCGCCGACAAGGCAACCTCCAAAGGGCTTGTGCGCATATCTTTTGCTTCCCCAACTCCCAAGCATTATATGTATATAGGACGCAACCATACATTCGTAGAGGATTTGAGCCGTGCCGTTGTCAACGATTCCGTCAATGGTGGCGAATTGGGAGCATGCCGGGCTTTGGTAATGGAAACAACAGAAGTGAAGAAACGAACCACCATACTATTGATGCGTGTTCGTAGTGTTATCCGTGACAAAAAGATAGAGAACCGAGAACTGGTGGGTGAAGAAATGATATTTGTGGGCTATCGTGGAAAGATAGAAAACCACGATTTCCTTACACAAGAAGAAGCCAAACAGCTTTTCCTGCACTCAATGGCATCTGGCGATATGGACTTACCTACACAGAAGACTCTTCTTACAAATGCCATCCGTTGGATTAACAATGAGACAGAACTTCGTCAACACACAGATGAGATAGCCCTGGAAAGAGCTTCACATCTGGTAGAAGCTTTCGCCAAATATCGCACCTACCTGAAGGCATCAGAGTACCAAGTGGTAGAACCTGTATTGCCAATGGATGTGATTGCTGCTTATCTGTTTGTACCGAAAATAAATATTTAATTTATAATGGAATACATTGATTTCAAAAGACTGATAGATGCTTTGACCGCCAAGCCAAAAGAGACGGAGTGGTTAGAGTTCAAACATAATTTTCATTCTAAGGAAGAGATTGGCGAAAGAATCTCTGCCCTGTCAAACAGTGCCTATTTGAGCAATATGCCGTTTGGTTACATAGTATTTGGCATTGATGACGAAAGCCATAACGTTATTGGCACAGACTTATATGGTAAACAGAAAATGGTAGGCAACGAAGAACTGGAATCCTGGTTGTCAACCCGTCTGAATCCCCGTATTGACTTCGAAATAATCGATGATTTTGATTATGAAGCCAACGGGCATGTCTGCATCTTCAAAATACCAGCTACAACAAACCGACCTGTAAGTTTCCTGCATGAGTCTTATATCAGAGTGGGTACCATTACCCGAAAGTTGAAAGACTTTCCGGCTAAAGAAGCCAAGATATGGAAAGGTGGTCAGAAGCCATTGGAAAAGATAGTCTTGAAAAAGGGCTTGTCAGGACAGGATGTGTTTTCTTTTCTCAGTGCAGAAGTGTACTTTGACATGATGAACTTGCCACTTCCACAAGATATCAATGGTATCTTAGACCGATTCCTGTCAGAGAACCTGATTACCAAAGATGAAATAGGATATGGAATTACCGAACTGGGCGCTATCCTGTTTGCCAAACGTCTTTCCGACTTCGATGGATTGAAAAGAAAAATGGTTAGAGTCATTGTCTATAAAGGCAAAGGTAAAGTAGAGACTATCCGTGAACAATCTTTTGACAAAGGTTATGCCATCTGTTTTGAAGAAATGGTTGCGTGGATAAATAGCCAACTTCCTGCCAATGAAGAAATTGGAATGGCATTAAGAAAAGATGCTCGAATGTATCCAGAAATTGCTATACGTGAGTTAGCGGCAAACATGATTATACATCAAGATTTTTCTGAGCAAGGATTCCCTATGATTGAAATCTATTCCGACCGCATTACACTCTCTAATCCGGGACAACCTCTGATAAGCATAGAGCGTTTCATTGACGAATATCAGTCCAGAAACGATTCTCTTGCCGATATTATGCGTAGAATGGGTATCTGCGAAGAGAAAGGAAGTGGTATGGATAAGACAATCTTCTATATAGAGTTATACCAACTTCCTCCTGTACGTCTTCAGCTTCAAGAAACAAGAACGGAAACAACTGTATTCTCTTATCGAAAATTTGCTGATCTTGATAAAACCGAAAGGGTAATGGCATGCTACCAACATGCTTGTCTAAGGTATGTTTCCAATGAGAAGATGAATAACCAATCCCTTAGAGGACGATTAGGAATTGAAGACAAAAACTATCCTATGGCATCAAGGATCATTAAGGATACCTTGGAGGCTAAACTCATCAAAGAGGAACATTCCGAGGGTAACAGTAGGCATAATTATATTCCCTATTGGGCTTAAATATAGCTGACATATAACTGACATGTAACTGGCATGTAACTGAGCTATACAAAAATAGCTCAGCTATTATCATAAAAGTCCCTGTTTATGGGGATTTGAACATATCATCGCCATGTAACTGGCATGTAACTGAATAAAATTTATGGACTATACAAGTATTCATATATATGGTCATCTTCTCTCTGATGACATCTTACATCATATAGAGCGTGAAAACACGCTCAACGGCAACCGTGACCAGGATTTCGGAATGGATATTTCCGTATCTTCGGCCATAGACTACGTATGGAGCAGCCTGCGCAATGATTGGAACTTCTACAAGGAACGTGCCAGCAACGAGCGATTGGTCAACAAGGATCCATACGGCACCCGTCGTGCTCGTGATCTGATGGAGCGACTGTTCCAAAGCTTAGGCTATTCGCTCGACCGTCAGGCTACCAATATAGAAGTGGCTGGCACCAACTACGACATCAGCTATACCTGCCACGACTTAGGTAAAATGCCATTCATTATCATAGGTGAAGGTATCAGTGCCGACGGAAGCATTGATACCCTGGACAAGTGTTCCCTCGACTATCGTGCCAAAGGCGGTATGCGCAAGAAATCGGCTCATGCCACTATGCTCGAATATCTCAACGCTACAGAGAATGTATATGGCATCATCAGCAACGGACAAATCCTGCGAATCATCCGCAACTCCGGACAGCTGGTGAAGCTCACCTATATAGAGTTTGACCTACGCCGTATGCTGGAGGAAGACAAATACACCGAGTTCTGCCTGATGTTCCGTCTGCTTCACTCTTCCCGTTTCCGCACAAACGGTGACGAACCATGCGTAATGGAACGCTGGTTCAACATGAGCATCGAGTCGGGCAACCGCATTCGCAATGGCTTGTCTCGTGCCGTGCAAACCACAATGGAAACCATCGGAAATGCCGTATTGACATCAGAAGGTGAAGGTAATGACGCATTGCGCGAAGCCTTCACCAATGGAACGATGGATGCAGCCCAACTCAACAAGGAACTCATCCACTTTATCTACCGTCTCCTCTTTCTGTTTATCATCGAAGAAAGAGGATTGGTTTATCAGATTCCCGACTCACCTGATGCTCCTGATTACAAGCAATTATGCCAGTGGCAGGACATCTACAAGAAGTTCTATGCAGCAAGCCGTCTGCGCCGTCTCTCGGAATTGGCGTACCTGAAACAGCGCCAGTATGCCGACCTATGGCAGGGATTGATGGATACTTTCCATCTCTTCGAGCCAGATACTTTTGGCGAGAAACTGGGCATCAAGCCATTGGGTGGTGTGCTCTTTGGCACAGAAACCCTGCATTGGCTGAAGCAATGCCAGGTAAGCAACAAGGATTTGCTCGCTGCATTCTCTGCTCTCAACGAGTTTGAAGACGAGCGCCAGCAGAAAGTAAAAATCAACTATTCCTCTCTCGACGTAGAGGAGTTTGGTTCTGTATATGAAGGCATTCTCGAAATGCGCCCATTCGTACAGCCGGGTGTTGCCGCTTCCGACTGGCAGTTTGGCTTCGTTGGCGGTTTAGACCGTCAAAGCACTTCTTCTTATTATACACGTCCAGACTTGGTACAGAATCTTATCAAGACTACACTCGAACCAGTCATCAAGGAAAAGATTGCTGCACAGACTACCACAGAAGAGAAGGTAAAGGCATTGCTCAACATGAAGGTTTGTGATGCAGCAAGTGGCTCCGGACATATTGTATTGGCGATGGCTCGCACCATTGCCTGGTATATCTGTACCCTCCGCACAGGTGAGGACAACCCGGCTTCGCTGGATTATCGTCAGGCACTTCGTGAGGTTATCTCCCGCTGTGTTTATGCTGTAGATTACAACCCCGATGCCGTAGAACTTTGCAAAGTAGTATTGTGGATTGAAGGTTATTGCGCAGGCAAGCCACTTTCATTCCTCGATCATCATATCCGTTGCGGTAATTCCGTATTGGGAGTTTCCGACTTGCAGATGCTGATAGATGGTGTGCCAGACAAGGCTTTGACCGCAGAGGACAAAGATACATTGAAGGCATTGAAGAAGATGAACCAGGAAGCCGTAAAAGCAGTAAACGGAACTTTAGATAATGAGCCTACATTAGGTTTGGAAGATTCCTTTGGTGTTGAGAATATGTCTGCTGCCCAGATTGGCTTAGCTGATAAGATTCGCTTTATCAATCACTTACCGGAAGATACTTTAGAGGAAGAGATCATCAAGCAGGAACGATGGAAAGAGCTGATGGAGTCTGCACGAGTAGATTGTCTGCGCCGTGCATGCGACATCTATACCAGTGCATTTTACCATACTGTTCAAAAAGATGAACTCTATAAAGATAATGGAGGCAGCAATAAAGAACTGATTCTGGAAGCTGAGGTTCCATATACCAAGACCGTGATGCGTGCACTTCAGGAAATTAATGCGATGGAATGCCTTGAAAAAGGCAAGCCACTGCCTACTTTCTATCGCCAACTCTCTGCCGATTTCAAGACAGAAGTAAAGCGTATGGCTGACGAGCAGCGTTTCTTCCATTGGTGCGTGGAGTTCCCTGAGGTGTTTGCAGCCAATAAGGGATTTGACGTCATGTGCGGTAACCCACCTTGGGATAAGATTAAGGTGGAAGACAAGAAATGGTTTGAAAGTCATGGTCGTGCCGACATTGTGAATGCCGGCACAGCAAGCCAGCGCAAGAAAGCCATAGCCGACTTACCTGTTTCTGACCCTATATTATATAAGGAATACACCAAAGCCCTCGCTGACGCTGAAGCCCTCAGCCGCTTCGTCCGCTTGGCTGGCAGATTTGATTTGACTGCAACTGGAGACATCGACCTCTATCCGATGTTTGCAGAGCTATGCCTTTCATTCTCAAAAGAGGCATGGGGACTTGTCATGCCTACAGGTATAGCGGTGAATGACAGCAACAAGGCTTTCTTCTCAAAGCTGATTGATGAAAACAGACTGGTCTCATTATATGACTTCGAGAATAGAGAGAAATTATTTGATATCGATAGTACAAATCATTTCTGTTTATTGACTATAGGTAAGGAACAAGACACGCCTCGCACTGTAAAAGGTGGATTCTTCCTAACTCGTCTTGACCACTTACTTGATCCTCGTCGTATATATACTTTGCAGACGAGCGACTTTGCACGTCTTAACCCCAACACTAAGACTTGTCCCATATTCCGCACAAGCCGTGACGCAAAGCTTACGGCTAAGATTTATCGCAACTCCACCATCTTGTATAATGAGACAACGGGCGACAATCCGTGGAATGTTAAGTTCTCAAGAATGCTTGACATGTCTAACGACTCTTACCTCTTCCGCACCTACGCCCAACTGACCGCACAAGGCGCAACGCTCAATGGCAACACGTTCACCACTGCTGACGGCAAGACTTACGTGCCGCTTTACGAGGGTAAGATGATCTGGCACTACAACCATCACTATGGCACTTGGCCAACAGAAGGCGAACGCCCTAACTCCATCAATATGCCGTCAGAAGACGAACTTGCAAATCCAAACAGTTGCATAATGCCGTGGTATTGGGTGCCGTTGGCGGCAGTGAAAGAAAGATTGGTAAAGTATGACAAGGATGGGAATGTTGTGTGGGAGTGGAAGCATAATTGGATACTTTGTTTCAGAGATATTTCGAAATCGACAAATGAAAGAACCATAATAGCAACAATTGTCCCCAAACAGGGATTTAACAATAAAACACCTATTATATTTGAAGAATCTGGAATTTTGGATGGAACGATTATGTGTGGAATATTGTCATCAATAGTTTTTGATTATGTCACACGTCAAAAAGTTGGTGGTAAATCTATGAATTTTTTCTACGTCAAGCAATTCCCCGTCCTCACCCCCGAGCAAATCCCCTCTGCCATACAATGGCAGATCGTGAAGCGAGTAGCCGAGCTATGCTATTTCAATCACGATATGGATGGTTGGGCATCAGAATTATGGGATGAAATGAACGAAGAGCAGCGTTCCGAGCTGCCACAGTTGAGGGCACAGCAGCCTTGGATTTATGATCCAGAGCGCAGAGCCATCCTTCAAGCCGAGCTTGATGCCATCTTTGCCCATCTCTATGGCCTCAACACTGAAGATCTCTGTTATATCTTAGACCCAGAAGATGTCTGTGGTAGAGGCTGCATCAATGAGACCTTCCGTGTGCTAAAAGACAACGAGATACGCCAATATGGTGAATATCGTACAAAACGTCTCGTTCTCGAAGCATGGAATAAATTTGGGTATAACAATTAAAATAGGAATCTTATGGACAACGTGATAGTTTTAGGCAATGGATTTGATATTGATTTAGGATTAAAAACTTCTTTCAAAAGATTTGTTGAATCATTTGAATTTCTATCGATTCCAGATATACCTTTAATCAAAAAGATCAAAGAAAGATCTGTTGAAAATTGGTATGATTTAGAAGGGTTACTCCGCAATGAACTTATTGCTTACTCACTATCACCATCAGTTGAATGTGCCGAAGATGTAGACAATGCATGGCTTATAATTACAAAGGCATGGGGAAGATACCTTCCTGAATTAACAGATTTGGATAAAATTACTATCAATAAGAATTCATGTGCTTATCATTTACTTTTAGTAGATGAAGCACATGAAAGTTCTTGGTATACATTTAACTATACCGATCCATGGTATCTTTGTAAAATGTACTCACAAAAGAAAGCCGTTTATATCCATAACGAGAATATTCCATTAGACTGGGCAAAACATCATGGCTTTATGCATCAAACACCTACTAATTTGATTATTGGTGTAGACAATATGGTGCCTCCTTGTATAAGTTCAAGCACTCATCTATCACGCATCATCAAAACAAAGAATCCCTATTTCCAAAAAGGTATGAAGGAAAATGTCGTAGAAAGATTATTTACAGCAGACAATGTTGTGATATTTGGACAATCATTAGGCATCACTGACTCCGACTATTTTAAGCCATATTTCCGTGGCATTATTGAAGGCAAAATAAAAAGGCAGAATATTTTTATTGTTACGTATAATGAGGAGAGCTTTTCTAATATCTATTCAAATATGCAAGAATATGGCATAAAAATTGAAGAAATAAATAAAGCTAACGTCGACGTGCATTTAATGTATACAATAAAAGGTCCACAATCAATGGAATTCATACAGATGCTTACAACTTTATATGGATGCATATTTTAAGAATTAACAATATGAGGACATTTAGTGATTTTGAAAAGGACGTTTTAAAGTTCATGGTATATAACCCTGAACCTCAAGACATGTGTGCAATTGCATTATTTGAAAAATTCTGCAATTGTTACCTTATAAGATGGACAGAAGATTTCTCAAAATTGATTCTCGTTTATGACAAAGGTGAAAATTTTGCTGATATTCGACAAAAAGTATTTGATATAGTTGTATTGCTTAACTATTTAGAAAAGAATTATTATATCGGAATATTTCCTTTAAATCTGCTAAAAAGCAAACAAATATTCAATCACAAAAAATATGAGTTGGATGATGTAAATGAACATTCTATAAGAATTTGGCAAATAGATAAATGCACAATACAAAGCAATCATCCCATATTAAAAGATTTTGGAGAATGCAACAGGAAGATACTTCTTGGTACAGAAACTCTGATTGAAAACACAACAATAGGTAAGCAAATTCAACAATATGCAAATGCGACCTATCATGTTACACAAACATTAAAGGATTTTGTAGATAATAATTTTCAGACTATAGACGATATAAAATATCAAAAGACATACTGTCAAGCTTGGATTGGCATTTTTATTGCAGGTATCTTAAGCATTATAAGTATCTGTCTTACAATATACTTTGGATATAAAAAATAAACTATATGAATACAGAACAACAAAAGATAGAATACAAGAGTCTGCAAAAATTCGAACTGGAGAGAAAGGATTCAAAGAACTCTCCACTACTTGTGTGGCTTTAGCCAATGCACAAGGAGGACAAATTATGATTGGCGTGGAAGACAAGACTAAGAAACCAGCTCCCAATCAGGTTATACCACAAGAATGTTCGACCTATTACTCCCTGGGATTTGCAATCCCGTCAACAAGCAAAAAAGAAGCGGATTTTAAATCCGCAAAATAAATTGGTCGAACATTTTTTAACGCCGGATTGCAAATCATAAGTGGTTGAAAGATTATTTTAGGCATGTTGCTCTATAAAGTAGGATTTCCTTTTTTAAGGAATCCTACTTCTTATAGTAACATGTCTGAATGGAGTCTTACTCA